TTAGATGTCCTCAGAGGAATTTACAATGCGGGCCAGTATTTCATACACATATTCTGGCTCACTTGTTTCCAAAGGATACTGTTGGTCGCCGAACTGGAAAGCAATACCGTTCTGATAAGGAGTGACAGCTGACAAAGCAGTTATCTTCTTATCAAAAGCACCTTTGTTTCCGGAGAATACAACCCTCTTATTTGTAATAGATAGAACTCCGGGTGTGCGTTCCTGCACATCACCTCTGATCGGAGCCGCTTTTTGAGCTCCTACTCTTACAGACATTCCTTTTGCTATCCTAATGCTGGTACCGCGACTACCACCAGAATATCCCACAACAACATTTTTCGTCTCTACATGGGTGGCAGCTCCACAGTAATGGCAGACCTCCCCATTGGAAAGCATGACATTTGATGAAACAATCGGCAGAGCATCATCTGCAGAAAGGTGCTTAGGTCTGTTCCCTTGGATTCGCTCCCCTTTAAGTGCGGCCATAAGATAACGGATAATGTCAACAAACCAACCTATGCAAAACAAACCAAATGTGCATAGGTAAAGAATTCCCATACCAACTTTCTTTTCTCTGAACTTATGTACTCCGAGCCATCCAAGCAGGAGGCAGATTACAAAATCGGTCCAAGCTGCTGTCCATACCATATAACATTCCTCCAATCATTATGCTATTTTTTTTAAGCCCTTTTTCCTTCGGTACCACTCGAAGGAAATGATTTTTTTTCTTCATCAACGTATTTTCCGTACTCGCCAGCTGCAACTGCCGAGATACCCTCTACGCACAAAACACCCGCCTTTGCCATAAGATATTTTTTGCATTCATCATCGCAGCGGTTGAATGTTTGAAGGAGCATTTCTTCCTCTGCTGTGATTCGTTTTCTCTTAGAAATGTCCAAGAGATAGTCTGCTGATACGTTTAATGCCCCAGCAATCTTTATTAGATCTTCGATTGATGGCATCCTATTACCATATAGGTAAGCATCTTTTTCCTCGGAATGAAATCCGGTTTTTTTTGAAAATTCATCCTCAGACATCTTTTGCTCTGCCATTATATCACGTATTCGCATTTTGAAATCTAGGGCAAATTCAGAATTATCTAATTGAAAATTGGACAAATCAGTTCCACCAGTTTTTTCTATTCCAAGTAAAAAATCTACTGAGCATTGGTAATATTCTGCAATTTTTATGAGGATTTCTATTTTGGGTATCCGTTTTCCGTTCTCATAATTGGCAAGTGTACTCTGCTCAATGTTTAGAGCGGAGCAGACTTCTTGCTGGCTTTTTTGCATTGTTTCTCTCAATAATTTCAATTGTTTTCCTAACATCACAAAACCTCCTACACAACATTATATCACAAACTGAAATGTTTTCTAATTTCGATTTGAAATGTTTTTGCGAAAAACGCTTGACACTTATTTCAAAATGCTATAATCTATATTTCAGAACGAAATATGAAAGGAGTGAGAACATGACGCTTAAAGAATTCAGAGAAGAAAAGGGTCTATCTCAAACAGAACTCGGTAATCGTGTCGGATTAAAGCAATCAACGATTTCACAATATGAAAAAGGTTCCAGAAGACCGAATTTGCCTATGGCAAAAAAGTTGGCAGACGCTTTGGAGATATCTCTGGATGATTTTGCTTGCCTTTCGACATTTCAAAATGAAATATAAGTTGATTATATATCAGGGAGGTGAAAACTAAAATGTCTAATTTGACAGCAAATACCAAATCTAACGTATTTTACAAAGCACGTTGTGAGGCGGCAACACACAATGAACAGTTGAGTAGTCGGGAAGGAGCGGCTGACATAATGTCAATCGACAGAGGCCGGCTTTACAGAATTGAGAGTGGAATAGCCAATCCATATCCAGAGGAAATACATCTTATGGCGGATTTATATAATGCACCGGAACTGGAAAATTATTTCTGCAAAAATATATGTCCACTTGGTGGAGATATTCCAAAAGCGGAGATTGCAGACCTTGACCGAATTACGGTCAGAACATTATCGGCATTTCGTAAGCTAAGAGATACAAAAGAGCTGCTACTTGATATTACCGAAGATGGTGTAATTGATGAATCCGAGAAAGCAGATATGGAAAAGGTTCTTGAAGACTTGGAAGAACTGGAGCAGATTACACAAAGTATGAAATTGTGGATAAAGAAAAATCTGTAATTAGGAGGCTCGAAATGTCGGCGGTATCATTGGACCGAGCAAAAAGCAAGGACAGTCTGGCAGTATCATTGGCACATAAGAGCTAAAAAATTTTACATATCCATTGCGGGCATTTGACAGCAAGTGACAACAAGTGTGTCCGTAATCCAATCCAAGGATGAATCCAAATCCAAATCGGAATTCAACCTAGATGTATGTTTCGAGTAGACAGGAGGCGGCAATTTGTATTTGGCACAGAATTTAAAATATTTGCGTGAACAAAAAGGATTAAGCCAGAGGGATTTTTCAGCAGATTTAGGTTTAAGTTGTGCAGCTATTGGAATGTGGGAACAGAACCATAGAAAACCAGACATAGAAATGATTATTCGGTTGGCGGAGTATTTCGGTGTAACCCTTGATGATTTGGTATTGAGAGATTTGAAACCGCCCATTCCAAAATATGCGAGTAATATACGGTATCTCCGTTTAAGTCATGGAATAACACAGGAGCAGATGGGAGAGCTGTTGGGACTAAAGAACAAAAGTAGTCTATCTCTTATTGAAGCGGGGAAAAGTGGAATATCTGTTGAGAATTTAGAAAAGCTGGCTGACTTCTTCGGTGTGACACTGGATGAGCTGGTTAAGCAGGATTTGAGAGGAGGCGAATAGAATGCAGGCATTGGCGGCGGCGCCGGGAGTTGTGCGGAAAAGCACACGAATATTTGTTACCCAGGAAGATGTGGCTACGCTCCTTGGATGCGGAAAAAGCAAAGCATATGACATTGTTCGTGAAGTGAACGAACAGGCTAAGAAGAAAGGAAACCATCCGTTTCCGGCAGGGAAGGCAAATAAGTATCTGTTTTCAGATATTTTTGATATCCCAATGGATGAAGTGGATAAGGTTATTAACGGAGAATAGGAGGTGCGATATGGCATACTACAACACTTGCCCGAATTGTGGTTGCAATCTGGATCCGGGTGAGAAGTGCGATTGCGAAAATGAAAAGGCAAAAGAGCAGGAAAAGAAACGAGAATTTTTTGACAGGCATTTAAAAATGGAATCTAAAGCCGGACAGCTTACGTTTGTGTTCGATAACAGGGAGGGCGGCTATGAAAAGAAGATGTGTATTTAGCGTTGCTATTGTAATAACGCTTGCTGCTTTATCAGCTGTGGCACTTGCAAGCAGTCTGGACGGAATGCCGACGGATGAAAAGTCAGAGCAAAGACCGACATCTGAAACTGCAGTTACCATAGAGCCAGAAACAACAGCCGAGCCAAGGCAGGCAATAACGGAAATTGCCCCTACGGAGAACCACACAGAAGCACCCTATCAGTCTACGGTTGCCAGTTTGGATTGGAGTGCAGAAGAATCCTATTTGCTTACAAAATTGGCTATGGCAGAGGCAGAGAGTGAGGACACAGAGGGAAAAGCCCTTGTAATGCTGGTGGTACTCAATCGGGTTTGGGATGATGAAGAATTCCCGGACACTATTGAGGAGGTGATATATCAGCCAGGGCAGTTCAGCCCTATAAGCAATGGAAGGTTCGACAGAGTTGAGCCTGATGCGGACTGTTGGGCGGCATTGGATTTAATAATGCAGGATAAATGGGATGAAAGCTATGGTGCCACTTATTTTGAAAGCAAGAGCGAATCTACATGGCACAGCGAAAATCTTACGTTTCTGTTCCGGCATGGAAAGCATTATTTTTACACAGACAAGGAGGGAGACGGTGATTAGAAGAAAGGCTGTGAGAAATCTGATAGCGGTTGTGTATGCCTTGGGGGTAACAATCGCTGTCGGAAGATGGTCCATCCATGCGGCATACCTCAAAAGGGGATATGAGGCCATCGGCGGCGAATACTGTCTGATACTCATAGCCTATTGGGTGGCATGGAAAGCAATCAATTATTTATTTGACACATTGGAGGATTTGGAACATGAGCGAAGTCGTAAATAAACGAGAAGTAGAGGAACTTCTCGGATGCACGATAACAGATGAACAATTTAATGAGGCATTGGGATATGCCAAAAGAAAGCAGGATTACATATACAAGATGGAGCGCCGGGCGGTGATATTGCAGCGCTGGTACCTTGTAAAGCTGACAGAGGAATATGTCAGAAGCCTTGCTTTCTCAAAATTCACTATGGATTTATGCAGAACTCTGCGTGATATGGAAAAAGAGCACTCGGTCAAAAACCAGAGCGCCCCTACGGATAACCATATTGTAGCAGTTCCTGCTTTATAAATCAAGCAAAAAATACAATATGGAGGTAATTTTATGGAAAATTCTAATGCATTGGCTGAAATTCAGTCAAAGTATCAAAACTGCAACCTGCTGATACCAGCAGCTACATCGGTGCAGATCAATCCCTTTTATAAGTGTACGGTTATGGAGGTTGTGCCGGATACTTCGGATAATTCCGGTGATATTTTCAAGGTTGGAAATACGAAGGTGGGGGAAGACAGAAATGGAAATGCTGTTTATGCGGATATATTTTCTCTTGCAAAGCCGCTTTTGATGAAACTGGCTACCGCTGCAGGCATCCAGTTCCACCCGGAATACACAACAGTAACCAGAGAAAATGCAAATACTTATGTTGGTAAAGCTTATGGAGCAGTAAGGCTTCCTGATGGCACTTTTAAGACACATGCGGAAACGAAACGTATTTGCTTGGATGATGAAGAGGCAAAGTACCGCCTTGAGTTTATGGATAAGTCTATTATGGGCATTCACGATTGGAAAGCTGCCAAATCCGCAGCGGATATGTTCAAAGGGGAATGGCATGAGGATCCAGAAAAGCTCAACAAATGGAATAAGCCGGAGAAATATTATGTGATTGCCGATTGCGACCGGGAAAAATATATTGAGCGTTCTATTCTGGTAAACATGACGCTCCTGCGAAAGACAGCATCCGAAAAGGCACAAACTGGGGCAATCCTCCGGGTTATCAGAGCCCTTTTAGGAATAAAGGGAACATATCAGTTGCAGGAACTGAAAAAACCTTTTGCGGTTCCGACTGTAACATTTTCTCCGGACTATTCGGATGCCAGCGTAAGGCAGGCTATGTTACAGCAGGGAATGAGCTCTATGGGAAATATGTTCGGAGCCACATCCACACCGCCGGCAGCTATTCCGTTTGCGACAGAGGCATTTGCAGATACTTTTGATCCGGAGGAAAACCTTGATAATCCTGCTTTTGCTTCTGACCTTCCGACAGATGAAGAAGACTATGCGGCTGATTATCAGCAGATACCGCCAGAGCAGGAAGTGTCTCAACAGACACCGCCGACACAACAGGCTTCACAGGAGCAGGGTGAATCCACAGGCTATTGTTGTGATGAATGCGGTATGGAGATTAACGAGCGGGTATATGGATACTCCCTCAATAAGTTTGGCAGGCCGTTGTGCATGAAGTGTCAGAAAGGAGCGGGCAAATGAAATTGATTAAGATTTCCACAGACCTTGAATTGTCTGTGCATGAGTTCCCTGGTGGTTCTTATGAAGAGCAGAACCGATTTTTACGGGAACTGATCGGGAATGGTTGCGATATATATGAGCACGTTATGCCGGAAAGGCTTTATACAGATTTGAAGATGCTGGACCATCCGACAAAGGTACCCGGTCAGTGCGTGAGCATGCTGATAGATGAAGATGGAAGATTAAAAGAGAATGTACCGAATCTGATTGGCAGCTACTTATACATGACGGATAAACATGGGAATCCGATTATGGGTAACATTCTCTTTGTCGGGGAAGAATGGGGCGGAGACGGAATTGACTTCTGCGGTATTGAAGACAGCGTACTCGAGCTGTTGGAATTGGAACTGAATAATCTGATTTTTACTATGAAAGCAACAAAGGAGGCATTGAGCAGATGAAGATATTACATACAGCAGACTGGCATCTCGGAACATTCCGAAGCCCGGTCAAAGACGGAGTAAATCTCCGAACCGAAGACACAAAGCGGTGTCTTGATGAACTGGTAAGGGTGGCAAAGGAGGAACAGCCGGACTATTCCCTTATATCCGGTGATGTGTTCCATGTCGGCCGCCTGTGGTCCGACAGATGCTGTGAGGAGATTATCACAGCTATCCACTATATCAGAGAACTGGCGGCAGTATCAAAGCAGGTAGTTGTCATGCGCGGCACCCCGAACCATGACGGAGCAGGGCAGTTCAATGTCCTTTCTGAAATGTTTGCAGACTGCCAGAATGTGCATATTGTGATTACTCCACAGGTAATTTTCTTTGATGATGTTGATATTGCGGTACTGCCGGGATTTGACAGGGGAACATACAGAGCGAAGTTTCCAGGGCTCTCTAGTGATGAAGAAAATGTGGTATTTACACAGGAACTTGCAAACATTGTTACCGGATTAAAGGCACAGTGTAGGCCGGATAAGAAGAGCGTGCTCATGGCACATTATACTGTACCCGGTTGCAATACGGAGAGTGGGCAGACAATGATGCTGACACAGTTTGAGCCGATTATTCCGCAGGAGGCATTGATGGCGGCAGGGTATGACCTGGTAGCTTTAGGGCATATTCACAGACCGCAGAAGATATTGTCGCACGACTGGTATTATTCCGGGGCGATAAATGCCATGAACTTCAATGATGAAGGTCAGGAGAGAGGATTCTGGATACATAAAACAGATTCTGGCACAGGAGTTTGGGCGAGTGAGTTTCACAATACCCCAATCAGAGAGTTTGCAACCATTGAACTTGTGGATGATGATGTGACACAGCTAAATATGCAGGCGATTGACCTTGTTGCAACAATGAAATGGAGGGGCAGGATTGATGAAAAAATAGTCCGGGTACATTATAGCTGCTCTGCGGAAAACAGCAAGGCTTTGAATAAAGCGGTACTGGAAAGGGAACTCCTTGATGATGGCGCCTTTATGGTGTGGGAAATCCTGCCGGATAAGATAGACGAATTCGCAAACAGGACAGAACTCGCCAACGCAACAGATCCGGAAGTGAATCTCATTAAATATCTGGAAGAAAAACAGGTGGAGCCGGAAAAGGTACAGGAGTTGGTGCTGAAGGCAAGACCGATTATCGCAGAGGCAGAGGCAAGCATGACTGCAGCTGCCAATACCGGCACATTTGAACCTGTGGAAATTGCAGTTAAGAATTACCGCAATTATGAGGAAGAAACCTTTAATTTTGAGGATATCACTTTCTGCACTATCAACGGTCAGAATGGTGCAGGAAAAAGTAGCTTGTTTATGGATGCTATTATCGATTGTCTTTTCGAGGAACCGAGAGAGGGTGTTATCCGGGATGATACTGGGAAATCTCCATGGTTAAGAAATGATGAAAAGGCACGTTCCGGCTCGATCATGTTCACATTCCGTATCGGGGAAAAGAAATACCGGGTTACAAGGACGAGGGCACGTTCCGGGAAAGGTACTCTGAATATTGCTGAGTTTGTGGATGGGGAATGGAAAGACTGCTCCAAGGAACGCTATAACGATACACAGCAGGAGATTTTGAATATTCTCGGCATGGATAGTTTCACATTTAAATCATGCGCCCTTATCATGCAGGATCAGTATGGCTTATTCTTGCAGGCAAAGCCGGAAGAACGTGTGGAAGTGCTTGGCACACTTCTTGGATTAGGGGTCTATCAGATTATGGAAAGGATTGCCCAGGATAAAGCGAAAGTGAACGGGGCAAGGACTAGGGAGCTGAAGCAGGAGGTTGAAATCCATAACAGCACAATTTCTGGTTTTGGAAATCCTGATGAAGAGCTTGCAGCTTGCCGGACCGAGCTGGAAGGGTATGAAAGCAGCTTGCAGGCGAAGATTGCAGAGCGGGATAAGAATAAACTGCTCCTTGCAAATCAGCAGGCAGCCGCAGAGAGGCGGACAAAGCTGTTAGCATCTATTACTACTCTGCAGAGTAAAAAGGCTGCCACAGACCAAAACAGAGCCACTCAGCAGGCAATCATTGAGAGTAGTGAGGTTATCTTGGGCAGTAGAGTGGAGATTGAGGCGAAAGTTGCAGAGTACAATTCTCAAACTGAAAGAGAAAAGCAGCTGGCCGGCGAATCCGCACTGTACTCCTCTAAAAAAACGGAGGCAGAGAGCCTCAGACAGCAGGCAGATACAGAACAGAAATCCATTGACAGCATGAAGATCAAGGTATCGCAAAAAGAAATGGAACTGGCGGCGCTACAACCGACAGAGCAGGATGCGGTTATACGCTCGAATGCTGCAGAGTACGAACAATCCAAGAAACAGTTGGATGAAGCCTATGAGTGTGAACGGTCCTACAGAGAACTGGAACAGCAGCTTTCTGACGCTCGACATGAGCGTGCCGGGGTTTGCTCGAATTATGAGTACAGATTAAAGGGCATGGATCAAAAGCAGGCTGAATACCAGAAGCAGGCTGAACTTCTCGAAAATGTGGAGTGCGTAGATATCGGCAATGCAAAATGCGGATTCCTCGCAACTGCCATTTCAGCTAAGAATGCTCTTAGCGAATATCCGGAACAGATAGAGGCAGTGAAAGCAGAGTATAAAGAGGCTCTGGTTCCGCATGACGAGAAAATATCTTCCCTGCAAGCCCAGCTTGAAGGCATGGAAAATCCGAATGCCAGAGTAGCGGAGCTTCGTCAGAAATGCGCCGAGCTGAAACCGTATGTGGATAAGCTGGCAGAACTGAACCAGAGGGAAAGCAAGATTGCCCTGATTAAAGCCGATTTGGATAATTTGCAGTCAAATATACTCGAAGCAGAAAAAAGGCTTGCTACGGTCAAAATAAAGGGCACTGAGGCAGAGCAGGAGCGTGATAAGTATGCAAAATCCTTTGAGGAACACGCACTTGTGAAGAATTCCATCATTGCGCTGAAACCTTGGCTCGATAAGGAAAAGCGGCTGGCAGTGGCAGAAGAAAGAAAGGCCACAGCTGCGGACCGGTTATTAGAGCTGGTTGGCGAACTGGAGAATATCGATGCGGAGATTGTCGAGAAGCAGGCAGAGGCAGATAAGGAAATCTTTGCCATGAGCGGGATAGAAGAACTGACCGGAATTGTCGCCAAGATGAATGCGGATGTGGATGCCTTTAATTCACTGGTAAAAGAAAAGCAGATGAAAATTGGCGCTTTACAACAGAAGTCGGAGCAGATTGCCAAGCTGAAACAGGAGATTGCGGTATTGCAGGAGCGGCAGACGGAGTACGCAAAGGAAACAGCGGATTATGATGCATTAAAGGTAGCATTCAGTCAAAGCGGTGTGCCGCATCAGATTATCCGGTCCATTATTCCGCAGCTGACAGCAACCTCCAATACAATCCTCGGACAAATGACTGGCGGCAAAATGGGTGTTGAGTTCCGCTTAGAGAGATTGCAGAAGAATGGAAAAGAAAAGGTGTCGCTGGATATTTTCATAGAGGAATACGGGAAGTCGGTGCTACCGTACCTGTCAAAGTCTGGCGGGGAAAAGGTGAAATCTTCCTTGTCAGTTATCCTTGCATTGGCTGAAATCAAATCATCATCTGCCGGTATCCAGCTGGGAATGCTTTTCATCGACGAGCCTCCGTTCTTGGATGGGGATGGAATACAGGCATACTGTGACGCATTGGAGACCATACAGAGCAGGTATAGTAACATCAAAATTATGGCTATTACCCATGATCCGACCATGAAAGCCAGATTCCCTCAGAATTTGGATGTAGTGAAGACGGAGAATGGTAGCAAGGTAATTTATTAAACAATGGTGCCAGAGGGCGCAATAGTCCTCTGGCAGCTGAAAGGAGTGATTGAATGCCAAACAGGATAATCAAGGAGAGTATCTGCAGAAGCGAAGAGATTGATTCCTTATCCTGGTTTGAAGAAGTGCTGTTCTATAGACTGATTGTGATTTGTGATGATTTTGGGAGATATGATGGAAGGCCTAAGATAATCAAGGGTTCCTGCTTTCCTTTGAAAAGTATTACGGAAAAAGATATCGATAAGGCGCTTGGTAAGTTGTCGGCGGTAGGTTTGGTCAGAGTGTATGAGACACAAGGAAGACCGTACTTACAATTGGTAACTTGGGCGGACCATCAGAGAATCCGTAATCAAAAAAGTAAATATCCGGAATTTGGAGCAGATAGTGTTCTGCTGACATTTGACAGCGACGGACAACAAACGAAATCATCAGACAGCAAATGTGTCCGTAATCCAATCCAGTCGGAATCCAAAACCGAATCGGAATCCAATCAGAATATTTGCTCCGAGCTACAAGCAGCTGCGGAGCCACAGGAGCCGCCTGTGATTACCCTGCAACTGAATACCGGCGAGGAATACCCCATCACCCAGGAAGATGTGAACAGGTGGATGGAACTCTACCCGGCTGTTGATATTATGCAGGAGCTGAGGAAGATGAAAGGATGGTGTATGGACAATCCCAAAAAGCGAAAAACCAAGAATGGAATCAAGAGATTTGTGGGTAGCTGGTTGGCGAGAGAACAGGACAAGGGCGGCACACCAGGATATAGGCAGACATACAATCAGGGAGCCGCAGGCAGCTCCAAGGTAGAACAGTTTGCGGCAGGAGCAAGGGAGTGGGCGAGCAATGGATAAACAGCAGTTTGCAACACTGGCCATTGGAATTAAATCAGCCTACCCGGCTTCAAAGATACTGGAAGACAATGCTTCAATGGATTTTTGGTACACAATGCTGAAGGATATACCCTATGAAATAGCGGAAAATGCTGTTATGGAGCATATATGCACAAACATCTATCCGCCGAACATAGCAGAAATTAGGAAATTATGCGTGGAAAGGTGTCAGCGGCCGGTGCTTAGCTTTGACGAGGCTTGGGGCGTGGTGCAAAGAGCAATATCTACATACGGCTGGTATCATCCGCAGGAGGCTTTTGAAACAATGGATGAACTCACATTGTCTGTTGTAAAAAAACTTGGATGGAGCCGTCTGTGTCATAGCGAAAATCCCATAGCTGATAGGGCGAATTTCAGAGAGGCATATGAGGCAAAAGCAAAAACAGTACAAAACAGTTATCAACTACCAGAGTTTGTAGCACATAATAAGGCATTGTTGCAGGAGCAATTTGTTCCGGCAATAGAGACTAAGGAGGTGCAGAAAATAGAGCAGAAAGAGCCAGTGCATGATGTGAGGGATAATCTTACAGAGGAACAGCTGGCAAAACGAGCAAAGATGATTGAGGAAACGAAAAGGAGGATTTTAGGTGGCTAAAGTAAAGCATGTCGGTCATTTACAGGACAGGGAAAAAGAATTTTTAAAGCTGTTCGATAAGCTCACTTATTCGCGGAGTGCTTGGCAAGTGTGGGAAGATCTTATGACCGTTATGGCATGCAGTATCAGCAATGCAGTTGATAGGACACCAGATAAATTTCAAAGGCGGGAGGAACAGTATGAACGATCCATTAAAAATCTTGGAGGCGTGGAGATTCCAGCACAGATGCTTGGAATAATCACAATGGCATTGGAACAGAATCCGGACCAGGACTTTTTGGGGAAACTGTACATGAACTTAAATCTTGGAAACCACTGGAAAGGTCAGTTTTTCACACCATATAATGTCTGCCGGATGATGGCGGAAATGAATTTTGGCGATGGAGTACAAACCGAGGTTGAAAGGAAAGGATATATATCTGTATGCGATCCATGTGTTGGCGCCGGAGCGATGCTTATAGCTGCCGCTAATGCAATGAGAAGGGCAAAGCTCAATTACCAGACCAATGCAGTATTTGTAGGGCAGGATATTGATCGGATAGTTGCAATGATGGCATACATTCAGATTTCGCTCATTGGATGCTCTGGATACATCATTATTGGGAACAGCTTAACAAATCCACCGACAGGTCATGTGTTATTTCCCCAGGATACAGAAGGACAGGAAGTATGGATAACACCGCTTTTTATGCATGATATTTGGGAAATGCGCCGGACAAAGGAATTGCTGTTGGGATTATTTGGTGGAACCGCAACCACGTTAAAAACAGTGGAAAAAGAGCACTTTTATATGTTTTTCTATTTTGATTAAAAGGAGGGCAACTATGGAAACGAAAGGATTTAATGAAAATGAGATTTCTGAACAGAACAAAGAAGCTTTACAGTCTGAAACATGGCAGGAGGCAAGAAAAGTAATTAAAACAGAGATTCAGCATTTTACAGAGGCGCCGGAGATTCAGCATTTTGCAACTGTGAAAGTAAACAAAAATGATAATGTCTTTGGAATTGTATGGGGAAATGTGGTTAGGGAATATCTCAAAACGGCATATTCCGGAGAAAATGCACAGGCTGATGTTGTATCAGATGGCATTACATATAAGGTCTTGAAGCGCGAAGAAGTGACAGCTTTCTATGATGCGGATGGCAACACACTTTTTGATGTGGAGAATGGGCGGCTTGAAAAAGAATATGAGTATGTCATGCAGGAAGATAAAATGACTGCCGTATCAGAGGAGGAAATTGACAATGCAGCTAAAGCTGAGGAGAAAAATGCAGATTTGGATAAGGAAGAGGCAAATAAGGAAAATGGAGAAGCTCAGGAAACGGAGCGAACAGAGGATGAAGAAGAGGACGTTCCGGCTGACGGGACAGAGGCAGATGACAATGTGATTCCTATGGGAAAAGCATCTTTGAAGGAAATTGTTACGGGATTGCCAGCACCGACTACGGAGGAAATTACAGCTGCCAAAGAAGAGAATGCTAAGCCTGTCAAGCAGAGAGCTAAGGAAAAGCTGGAAAAGGAAATGAAAGCTGATAAGGATAAGACCTTTGCAGAACCGGTAATTGGTTATCTTCTGAAACGCTGTGAAGAAGACGAAGGACTTGCTCAGGATGTGGTGCAGGAACATAAGACATGGAAAAAATGCTTTGATTACATTTACAGCCAGGCAAGAAAGCAGACAAAAGGGAATTGTGCTGCTGTTCGTGATGATGTGGTTTATGAATGGGCTGAGGATTATTACCACAAAGATGATAAGGCCGAGGAAGAGAAGAAAGCCAAAAAAGAGGCTGAAAGAAAGGCGAAGCAGAAGAAAGAGGCGGAAGAGAGGAAGGCTAAGGCAAAGGAAAAGTCTGCCAAAACAGCGCCGGCTCCGCAAAAGAAAGAAGATACACCAAAAGAGCCGCCCAAGCAGAAAAAAAATGGCAAGGATATGGAAGGACAGCTTGATATGTTCTCCATGATGGGCATGTAGGAGGCGGTCATATGGATAAAAGAGCGCTATCGGCTATACCAAGGCCGGTACTTACGGATAAAAATAAAGAAATGTTGCTGTTAACTCCACATATATCTTATCTGGCAACGGCAAGTAGGCAGGAAGTAAATGGAATCGATACGCTGATTATCAATTTTTTCCGCGCAGAGAAAAAGGAATTAAAGCCAGCGTTTCGCACATTCTGCCAGCCGGATGACTACATTTCACAGGATCTGACAACAGATAAAACCAAGTGGAAGACGGGAGCTATCGATTATCTTACCGGATATCTCTACTGGTACCGCAATGGAGGTAATATTGCAGTTGCCTCTGTTGAAGAAAGGGAAATAATACTCGGATTCTTGTACGAATTTAAGAAAAAGCATGGGACCAAAGATTATGACAGGTGCATGGCACAAGGCAGGGCTGTAACGGATACGGAACTGGAAGACCGTATAGACGAGTACCAGAACAAAATTAAGGAATGGAAATTGCAGGAAAAACACAGCAAAGAAAAGGCTGAGATTGATCTGCAGATGGAGAAGTTCGGTGATGTTCCCGAAGATTATGATCGGTTTGTCAGGGAAAAGGTATTTGGTGAGGGACACTATATTTTTTACAGCACTGCCAAAAAGTCAGCATATTGCACAAGCTGCGAGTTGGATTTTGAATTGGATAAGGAGAAACACCTCCGGCATAAGAAAATTCCTATATGGAATGACAAGGATAAGGTCAAACATAACCATACCGTTGTATGCCCTTACTGCGGAAAGTATATCAAATGCAAAAGCGAGGGTATGAGCCGACAGAATTTATTTGCAGTTCAATGGAGTGTTTTGGTTCAAAAGCATGAAGAAGATGTATTGGTAAGGTACTTCTGCCATACAAAGGATTTTCGCATAAATTATCGCAATCCGGAAATTACCACAATGGAGAAATTCAGAACGATACATACAGATGAAAAGGCGAAAGATTTTGAATGGGCAAGATTTAAGAGCACATATGATTACCGCTGGTGCATATTCCATGACAGACAATATAGTGGGTGGTGTCTTCCGGCAGAAACAACAGTACCAAGAAGTGCGGTTTTATACAACGAGAATTTGCTTGAAACGGTATCTGGCACATGTATGAAATATAGTGCGGTAGATATTTACATAGACAAGATTGTGAATAATACCAACTGGTGCATATTGCTGAACAAACCTTGGACCATTGACTGGTATTTCAATCAGTATCGGAAGACACCATATCTGGAGCAGCTACTTAAAATCGGATTTTACAGTATTGCACAGTCTGTCATGGAAGACCATAATTGTCCGGAATTTCAGAATGGAAAGACAGTATTGGAAACACTGGGGATAAATAAGCTGCAGTTTAATATGCTTCGGGAAGTGGGAGATCCGACAGTAAGAGATGTGATGATACTCAAATATGCAAGGACAATTACCACGCAGGAGTTTAATATTCTTCGATATGTGAAGGATGATTACTACGACAAGATGTATGAAAAGTATCTTGATATGAGACCATACACCACAATTTACAAGGTGAATAAATATGTAGACAGGAACTGTATTACCAACCAGAGAGATTACTTTGACTATATCAGATGGATCCGGGAAATGGGGTATGATATGCGGAATGAATTCAATTTGTACCCGAAGGATTTCAAAAGAGCCCATGATGAAAAATCCAAGGAATATGTCAAATTCCAAGACAAAAAAGCAAGGGAGGATATCAAGCGATTTAATAAGCTGCTGAAAAAGCTCCGCAAAGAAACTTCGGATGCAGAGCCTATGAATTTGAAAATTGAGGGCTTGTTTATCAGACTTCCGGAAAAGCTGGATGAACTGAAAAGCGAGGGGGAGTTCCTGCACCATTGCGTTGGAACATATCGGGACAGGGTAGCCAAAGGCGAGACTATGATTTTCTTCATCAGGAGGGAAACCGAGCCGGAAAAACCATATTACACATTAGAGTGGAAGGGCAAAGTTGTTCAGTGCAGAGGTTCCCATAACTGCGATATGACACCGGAGGTCAAAGCATTTGTTGAGATATTCCAAGAGAAGATGGTGGAGTATGAAAACGCACCAAAGAAACAGAGAAAGGCGGGTTGAAATGGCAGATAAGACAAGGCACAAAATAAGGAATTTGCTTATGAAACTGAATGACGAAGACAGAAACACCCTCTGTTGCCTGCTGATTAAAGCGGGGTATGCAGCAAGAATAGGAAAGGAACGTCCGGGCGGTAAAGGGCAGACAATGTACTTCGTGGAATTTTGGGAGGAGGATGCGGATGCTTAAAAATATAGCGAGAAAGCCTATACCCAAAATGGAAACCTATTTAAAGTATGGGTTTGTCATTACAGAGCATGAAAAACACTTATGTCCCAGGTGTAAGAGCGTTCTGAATGCAGGACCGAATTATCAGCCGAGATACTGTGATCAATGTGGGCAGAGAATCAGTTTTAGCAGCGTTAAGTGGAAAGAGGATAGAGAACTTGGATACGCAGAAAGGAGGGGTGCTTATGAATCGGTCGAAAATCGAATGGTGTGATCACACATGGAATTTTATCACAGGCTGCAGACATGACTGCAAATACTGTTATGCAAGACGAATGACAGCAAGATTTGCAGGAGATGTAAGGCTCAATAAAATGGCAAAAAAGGATTATTCTTTGGTACCGGCGGCAGATGGGGGAGAGGATTTGTATGTACTGGATTCTCCTATGATGAATGAAACAGGTAATCCGCTAGTATATCCGTTTGGGTTTGAGCCTACACTGCACAAATACAGAATGGATTACCCTGGGAAGTTGAAAATGGGTAATAACATTTTTGTCGGTGCTATGTCGGACGTATTTGGAAAGTGGGTGCCGGACAGCTGGCTTGATGATATGTTTTCGGTTTGCGTACAACACACCATACATAATTATTTGTTTCTGACAAAAAATCCGGAAAGATATACAGAATATGGAGTTCCTTCTGGAAAAAATATGTGGTACGGAACAAGCATTACAAGAGAAACAGAAATGGATCGGATCAAAAGCTTGCCGCACGGATGTAAAACCTTTGTAAGCATGGAGCCGCTTTTGGAAAATCTCAATCCAGAACATTATGATGATTTATTCCAACGAATTGACTGGATTATCTTGGGCGCTGAAACCGGGAGAAACAAGAATAAGGTTGTTCCGGAATTTGAATGGATAAAGAGAATTGTAATTAAAGCGGATTCCAATGCAGTACCTGTGTTTATGAAAGACAGCCTAATACCGATTGTTGGGGAAGAAAATATGCGGCGGGATTTTCCGAGGCAGCTCCAGCGTTCAGAGTTAAGCCCTAAGATGAAAAAGAAGTTGTTTGATATATGTGCCGAGTGCAAGGCTCGCTTGAAAAAAAGCGATATGATTACCCTGCTGGCAAGGTCCAAACGTGGGGAGCAGCCGAAACAGTTTGGATTCATGTGCAAAGATTGTTTCAAGCAATTCTGCAAAAAATTAGGTTTGGACATACCAGAACTGGCAGAGATGGCAGAAAGCATTACGATTGGTCCGGGTGATGGTGATGGCTAAATGGAACAGGAACGGAGAAGGCTATGCAGACAGCACCGCCGGTATAGCCATACAGAAAGTATCAAGAGAGGAAAGGAAGATTGCTATGGGAAAGAAAAGAAACTGCAGACGTACAACGGATGGAAATATTATCCATGAAAAAGCTGTGAAAATGCGGAAAATGACAGATGAACAGTTGGTACATTATGTTGAGGACAGGGTGGAAAAGGCAAGGAGTGAGGGCTTTAATCGGGGTAAGGAGCAAAAGAAAGAGGTTCCACAGCTTAGTGCAATGGAATTTGTCGAGGAAATCGGGCGGATAAAAGGCATTGGAACAGCAACAATGTCCAAGATAAGAGAATTGCTTGACAAGAGATTGGAGGGAGATGCGGATGCCTGATCCAAGACGACAGATAATCGGTAGACGGAGTAAAGAATCCGGAGATACCTTTGAACGGTGGCTGACAAATGCCTGCGAGTTTTATCTGCAGAAAGGATGGGCACACATAGAGAAGACACCAGAACCTTTCCACATCACCGATAAAGACGGAAACGGAGTTGTCCGGGGATATTACGAGAAGAAAGGACAGCCGGACTATAAAGGCATTTTGTGTGACGGTACCGGGATTATGTTTGAGGCAAAACATACGGATTCTGACAGAATAAACCAAAACGTTATTACGGACACCCAATGGAAAAGCCTTGATATATATGAGAAGTTCGGAGCCCATTGCTATGTGATGGTATCGGTGGGACTGATGAAATTTTATAGAGTTCCCTGGGATATCTGGAAAAAGATGAAAGAGCTGTTCGGTCATAAGTTTATGACAGAGCAGGAGCTGGAACCTTATAAATTGCAGGAAAAACAATGCACATTACTCATTTTGGAAGGAGTGGAATTGAAAGATGAAAATACAGAAAACTGAGCTTGCAACAAAGCTGAACAAAATTAAGGGAGTGGTTCCCAAGAAAACCACAATGCCAGTCTTACAGGGCATTTTAGTCAAGGAAGGGTATTTAATCGCTAACAATATGGAAATGACCGTTAAGGCGAAATTAGAGGGCACAGAGGACGAATGTTTTATCATCCCGGAAAGAGCCTTTGACCTTATCAGTAATCTTCCGGATGGGGAAGTGGATATTTCTGTTACAGCGGAAAATACCATCACTATCAAAGCGGACAAAATCAAGAATAAGTATCAGACAATGGATCCGGAACAGTTTCCGGCTACAGCCGCACAGAAAGCGGAAAACCAGCTGACAATCAAGGCTAATATACTTTTGGAATCCATGAAACGTGTGTCTTATGCAGTACCGGCACAGGGAAACAATGCGGTAATGTCTTCCATGTGTCTGCAGGCGGCCGGTGGGCAGCTGAACTTTGTCGGATTAGACGGTCATGTTCTGGCATGGGATAAGGTGGACTATGACGGAGATTTTGAACTGCTGATACCAAAGAATACAGTAGATAAGCTGAAATCGCTTGGATTGACAGGGGATGTTCAGATAACGCATAACAAGACCGGGGCAGTTTTTATCACGGAAGATTTTGAGGTTTATACCCGGCTGGTCGAAGGAGAGTATTTCAAGTATCAGAATATGTTCAATGAACTTCCACTACATACCGTTGTATCGAGAATGGAGCTGCTGGATGCCATGACAAGGGCAAAGATGTGTACTGAGGAAAGGTGCCCGGTCAGATTTGAAATGCAGGAGAGCCAGCTAAATCTGAGCATTAAGGATAAAATTACTGATTACCATGAGACGGTGGATTTGCAGGAGAAACTTGCGGATCCTCTCACAATCGGATTTGATGCGAGATTGGTATTGGAAACATTGAAAGCCTTTGACTGCGATAATGTCGGCATTTCGTTCGGTGGTCCGAAAATGCCTATGATTGTTGAAGCTGAGGATAGCGATTTCAAGACAATCGTTCTTCCTGTAGCAATAAATTAAGCACCATGTAGCTATACCAAATTTTGGTCTCACAAGGAATGTACATCACAGAATAAAACAGGGCGGTGGGTGCTGCCGCCCGGAAAGGAGCAGTTATGGTAACTATAATTCTTATGGTTATTGCGGTAATTCTGTTTTTAGGAATAATGGGCGATAATGAGAAGTTTAATAAACGGACCTATTGCTTTGGCTTCATTGCCTGCGTGGTGGCAGTTGCAATTTTAGAGGTGGTGAAGATGGTCGTATGAATAAGAGGCAATGGAAAAAGAAGTACAAGAAGGAGCATGGCTGCAACCCGCCATCATCAAAACAGGTAAACCGCTGGATAAATGATTTGCCTTCGGCAATGAGAGATGTAGAGAACTTGGTTAGAAGGTTTATAGAAAGATTATGCAAAGACATAGAAGAATTTAAGGAAAGTAAGAAGTATGCCAGAAGATGAATTTGAACAGGTGCTTTTGAAACTGACACCAGAACAGCAAAAGCTGGCACGAAAAATCAGAGGCAGCAGAAAGGAGTAGGTGAATGGTAGATCAGGAAAAGATAAAGGAATTGGATGGCCATTGGAAAGAGGTTATGGATTTGGCAGAGCAGTATGGATTTATCGGGCAAGCTGCCGGAGGAACAGCTATCCTGCTGACACACAAAAATCAATTGGAGGCTGATGGGGAAGAAAAATACATATACAGACAGCGTTCTTTATTTGGCATAGAAATGGGGGATGGTAATGAAAGCAATAGCAAAGTATCCGGGAAGTAAATGGTCGCTGGCAAACTGGATTATCAGTTACTTTCCGAAGCATCATAGTTATCTGGAGCCATTCTTTGGGAGCGGAGCGGTTCTGTTTAACAAGCCTCGGTCGAATATCGAAACAGTTAATGATTTGGATAACAATGTGGTAAATTTGTTTGAATGCATAAGAGAAAATCCGCAAAAGCTGGCCGGCATGATTTACATGACACCATATGCCAGGGAAGTGTATGAGAGGGCATACGAAGAAACTCCGGAAGATAAATTTGAGGCGGCGCTTAATTTTTATGTAAGGCTCAATATGGGGCATGGATTTAGGACTTCTGGGGAGCGTGTGGGCTGGAAAAATGATGTACAAGGGCGAGAACGTTCTTATGCATCACAAGACTGGTGCAATCTTCCAGAGAAGATTATGCAGGCTGCAGAGCGGCTTCGGGGAGTGCAGATTGAAAACAGATCTGCGATGGAGCTGATTGAGCGTTTTAATTTTGAAAACGTATTGATATACTGCGATCCGCCGTATATGTTGGAAACCCGACATGGAAAGCAGTATCGGTGTGAAATGGATGATAGAGACCATGAAATATTACTTCGGTTATTGCTCCAACATAAGGGACCGGTGCTGATAAGCGGCTATGATACAGATTTGTATCAGGATATGCTTGGAGATTGGAATAGACATGAAAATGTGTCTTATTCTCAGGTATGTTCCAAAAAGCAAGAAGTGCTTTGGATGAATTATGAACCGGTCGGCATACAGCTGAATTTTGAAGATTATGGAGGTGTGATATGAAAACGTGTCCAAAATGCGGCAGGAGTTTTGAGAGGTTTTTAGCATTGTCAAGAACTGATAACAAAACCATGATTTGTGATAAATGCGGAACTATGGAGGCACTGGATAGTTTGCCACATGGGATTCTGACACCGCAGGAGCGTACAAGGATTGCGGTAGCAGCGACAGGGAATAAGTGGGCAATGGAAAATTTCAATGCCACACATAGCTAGGAGGTTTGTATGGATGCTGAGGAAACAAAGAGGCAAAAGGCAAGGCAGCTTAGGTATAAAAAGCCAATAGTAAAGAACTTAAATTTAATGACTATTCGAGAGGAATTGTGGGATATCCAAGAGGAATGCGAAGATGTTCATTGGTATGCTGATACAGACGAAGAGACTTTAATAAATGCGCTGGATGGAAACGAAGATGAAGCATACGAATTTAGAATGATGTTCGGAGACCTGTGTGCTGAATGCGAAAGAATGCTTGAAGACTTAAACGAAGAATGGATTCCTGATTGCTTCGACCAGTTTTTTGTGGCAATAGGAGCTGGTGAGGATTTTGGAGGGCTTTTGGGATATGATTCCTATGAACAGGATTATTTCGGTTTATCCTGTACTGATGCCTACGCAGAGGATGAAAGCAAAAAAATTCTCAAACGACTGACAAAAGATGATTTGATAGCGGCAGCCAGACAGTGCTTTAAGGTTTACCAATCATTTATAGCATTAAGGCACAGGTATGATTGCCTAAAAGCTGCTATTGATATCCTACGAGATCAGAATAGTGGTTATCTGCAGATGGTTAAGCAGATAGAAGAAGTATATGAAAGAGCCGAAGAAGAATCACTCGGATTTCGTTTTGACTTTGGTGAAGGGGTAAGGGAGTTGGATAGGATTTTAGGAAACATGCCACAAGAAGCATGGATACAATGAGGAAATATCAAGATGAAAGGGCAGCTGAGATTTGATGAATTCATGAATATATCAGAGGAAAAACCACAGCAGGAAATCAACGGGTACGTTAAGCAGAGAACTCCGATGGTGGATCCATGTTATTACTGTTTGTGTAATTCCTGTATAAACAATGCAGAAAGTACAACAGTTAACCTGGGTATGGATAAATTTCCGAACGATTTGGAGGCATGTTTCTTCTGCGATGATTGTCGGAAATTTGATGGCAACACTGCAAAAAGAAATATGGAAAGGGAACAATGCGGCAGGTATGAAATTGATAATCATCATGCGGAACAAAATCGAAAGAAATTAAGAGTTGTGAGGTGAATTGTAATGAATAGACAAAATCAACTATGGTTTTTCTTCCAGTTTCTCCAAAAGGTAGAAAAAGAACTGTCCAAGGAAGAGAAAAAGCAGGTAATGATTGAAAAAGCTATCAATTTAAAGTTGATGTGCGATTACGTTGTCAGTTGTTCCTATGGCGATATTGTTCTGATTATCTGTATGCTGCGTGATTATGTGAAAATGCTGGATGAGTTAAGAAGTGACATTCAATGGGAGGTTTATTATCGCGAGAAATTTATGAAAATAGCAGATAGGCTGTCAGAACAGATTGAATACGATTATGATGCGGCATTGGAAAAATGCAGAAAGAAATTAGGGCAAAAAGAAAGCTCTAGCGATGTTGGTGAAGAGGCTATGGCTTTGACGATTAAGCGAGGTGGGGGAAAGAAAAAGGAAGGAGGATGATTAAGAATGAGCAATAGAGCAGAGATTACAGCGTTGCTATCTTTGTCTACTCAAAAGTACATAAATCCACATAATGATCCTAGAATTTATTGGGCAAGAGAGGTAACGTTTGATTACGCTACAAACAATGCGGTTCGGGTAGATTACATGAAATTTAACCCAGTAAATAATACTGTTTCCGGCATTGAAAAAGGAGATTTTTACTGTTATGAAGTGAAGTCTTCCGTAGAGGATTTTCACTCAAAGAACGGTCATAATTTCCTTGGAGATTATAACTACTATGTCATGCCAGAGGAAGTGTTTGAAAAAGTAAAGAATGAGATTCCTTATTATGTGGGCGTATTTGTGCCTGACAGTATGCATTACCGGGGTGAATGGTACAATTTGAAATCTGTAAAGAAAGCAAAAAGAAAAAACAGAGAAAGACCAGTATCGGAAATGCTGCTGATGATGTTTAGATCAGCGAATAGAGAGGTGGTACAGAAATGCTAATATTACCAATCAAGGGAAAGTGGTTTAATATGATTGCTTCTGGAGAGAAGGAGGAAGAATACCGGGAGATAAAACCATATTGGACCAGCAGATTTATTAAAGCACTTGGTTTCCAGAAGAACGAAACGGAAAATGTTCATAAGCTGCTTGCCAGAAGAGGAAAAACAAAAGATATCGAGGTAATGTTTCGCAATGGTTATTCAAAGGATAGTCCTGTGCTGTTTGCGAAAGTAAGGTTATCTATCGGATATGGAAATCCGGAATGGGGAGCGGAACCTTGCAAAAATTATTATCGGTTACATATCAAGGAGGTGCGGAATGGAGATTGATGATTTGATTTGTAAACTTTTAGAAGAGCCTGTGACACAAGAGGATAATGGCATAGAGTTCACAAGCAGAAGCGTAGAGCTGATACATGAAATTGCAAAAATGTGTAATGAGATTCCCATTGTGCAGAAGACACAGGAGCAGGCAGAAGAATATGCAGAGGGTTTATCCGCAGAGCAGGTATATTGGGACATGTTAGTTAAGATTGTGGATGCCCCGACCGCAATTCACATGAGACTATCGGCAAAAATGCTGATACCGATTATCAGTAGGAAATTGAAAGAAAGGGGGATATGATGGGACTTGGAAATAATGAGCAACAAATAATAAAAGCCATTGCCGAAAACGATATCCGATCTGCCAGAAAGTGGGCGGTACTTGCCCTTGATGCGGATAAGACACAAAAAAATAAGTGGTTTGTGAATAAGTACAAATCAATACTGACTTCCGAGGGTGCGAATATGATTGAACTCCCTGGAAACTTAAAAGATATCATGCTCTGCGAAGATGTGTCGGTTTCGTTTAAGGAGAACAGGTATTATTTGACGGAGAATGAACAGCGAATATCCGAGGAAATATTCAAAATGGCGAAGGTTAGCGGGAAACTTATGGAAATGCAGATTCCATATAAGAATGCCACCCTACTGTATGGGCCGCCTGGGACTGGAAAGACAATGTTCGGAAGGTATGTGGCATACAAAATGAAATTGCCATTTTGTTACTTGAATTTTTCCAGAGTGATAGACAGCTATATGGGTGCTACATCAAGAAATATATCACAGGCATTTACATACGCTTCTGCAAATCCTTGCGTATTTATGCTTGATGAGGTAGATACAATAAGTTCTAATCGGGAAGGAGCAGGCAGAGGCGGACCGGATAAAGAGATAGCCAGAGTAACGATAACCCTTATGCAGGAATTTGATAAATTAGCGAATGATGTTGTGGTAATAGCTGCCACAAACAGGCTCGATATGCTGGATGATGCTTTTATAAGTAGGTGCTCTTTGAGATATGAAATGGCTCCGTTTACAGAAGAAGAAAGCAGAGCAATGGTATATAAGTTTCTGGATGATGTTAGCATGAAACTTTCTGAATACGAGGTGGATTCTATTATTCGGAACGGAAAGGATCAGCGAGCAATAATGAATAAACTTATTATTGCAATAGCGGAAAGGATTGAGATTGAAGATGAATAGTATGGTAACAGAACGGGAATGTAGAGGAAAATATTATATCACAAGCACACAGGAGGTGCCGGGGCACTATGAAGAATTTGAAAGTGGCAAGTTCCTTGGATTTGGCGTTGATTATGAAGAATTTGAAAGTGGACCTGCACAATACACAATTGCCATAGTGGAACTGAAGGACGGAAAAGTGATTACGACACATCCGGGATTTATTCAGTTTATTAACTCCAAATCTATCAGAAAACCTTCGGTAAAAGATGCTGACAACCACATGGTTGCCTCTGTGGGGGAATGCAAAGAGGCAGACAATGAAACCCCTCTGAGAATAAGAAGGGCGCAGTAACAGACAATGAGAGGGCAAAGAAAGGCAAGGAGCAGAAGCCGGAACGCAAACGGATAGACCACAGAAAAATTCGAGCATTAAAAAATGCCGGATGGTCGAATAAGGAAATTGCCGGAGAAATGCATATGACACCTGGGGCAGTAGCAAATTCACTTAGCACACACAAAGAACTTATTGAGGAGTTAAAGAGAGTATGATTTGTTTGAATTGTGGAAGAAAACTGAGAAGTGCAGTAAGCAGGGAGGCGGGATACGGACCTGTCTGTTATAGAAAGATGTTCGGTACCAGCTTGCAAAGCAGCCGAAAGGACAGAGCCTCGGAGGCAACTGATACAATCTACCATGATATACCCGGTCAAATGACAATGGAAGAATATCTGCAGATAGATTAAACGTGAACGGAAAAAGGAGAGTGCTTTCGCAACCCTCCCAACAGACAGTTATATTATATCATAATTCGATATGAATTAGAAATAAATTTCAAGGAGGTGCGAAAGCATGGATAGCCAGACAACAGACAATAAGACTTTAGTAGTTCTGACACATGAGCAGCTAAAGGAGATTTACGAGAATGCGGCTACTATTGGAGCGAAAGAGGCTCTGAAAATGTTCGAGCAGGAACGGAAAAAAGAGCAGGGGAAGAGAGCGGATCGGAGGCTGAGGAATACCAAGCTGCTGCTTCGCAATTATCATATGCTGAAAGAACATGCAGAAAATTCAGTATTTGGAAGAACTCAGATGGAGGAATCTGCAATAGATATTCTGGAATCAATGATGTCAATGTATGATAATGAGGTTATTATCGAAAGCATAAAGCGGAGCGCCACCAGAACCGCAGTTATTGTTTCTCATATAGAAACAATGTTTGGGCTGTATGAGGCATATTGCGGCAATGCCCCAAACCGGGAAATTGAAATGAGGCGGTATGAGGTTGTATGGGATATGTATATGGCAGATACTACCTTATCAGCAAAGGAGATTGCAGATAAGCAGAACATATCTACCAGAAATGTATATGAGGACATTAAAGTTGCGACAGAAAGATTATCGGCTCTTATTTTTGGGGTGGATGGATTGAAAGTTCATTAAATCCACCGTCTGCAAAAATTCTTCCTTGATTTTTCAATATAAAAGTGGGAAAATTGTACTCGTAAAATTCTGAATCGAACATCGGAGGAAGTCTGAGGCTATCAGGCTTCCTTTTTTCGTGCAGTTTTTCCGGGAAAGGAGAGGACAGACAAAGGAAAGCATGAAGCTCCTCCAAATAAAAAAATGGAGGAAAAGCATGGATTATACTTTGATTGTACTGGTGACCTATGCAGTGATAATGTTTGGGGTAACAGTATTTATGACAAAAAAAGAGAACAATATCGAGAAATTATGTGTTGGAAACAGGAACACTGGCTGGATGGTGTCGGCATTGAGCATAGCTGCCACATGGATATGGGCACCGGCTCTGTTCACATCAACTGAAAATGCCTACACAAAGGGCTTTGCAGGGCTCTTTTGGTTTCTGGTACCGAACGTATTGTGTCTGATATTGTTCATTCCCTTTGCAAAGAAGATAAGGGAAGAAATGCCGGAAGGAATTACATTATCTGGCTATATGTATGGGAAATATCATTCCGAAGCTGTGAAAAACATATATCTGTTCCAGCTCGGCGCATTGTCGGCATTATCAACGGGAGTGCAGCTGTTGGCGGGTAGCAAGATATTAAGTATGCTTACCGGGATACCGTTTGCAGTCATGACAATTATTATGGCTGTGATTGCATTTTCATACTCGCAGTTCTCCGGGATAAAAGCATCGATATTGACGGATGCGGTCCAGATGGTCTTTATGTTGGCCGCCAGCATCGGTTTTGTTGCTTTTGGTGTAAAGAATGGTGGAGGATTGGAAACACTGGTTATGGGTTTAGGAGGAGCCGTAGGGGATGCCGGCTCACTATTCTCAAAGAGAGGATGGGAAATATTCTTGGGATTCGGACTTCCAACAACGATAGGACTTATCTCAGGACCATTTGGTGACCAGTGCTTTTGGCAAAGGGCATTTTGTGTTAGGAAAGACAGGACAGGTATGGCATTCCTGGTGGGAGCTTTATTGTTTGGTATAGTTCCTCTGGCAATGGGAATGCTTGGTTTTGTTGGGGCAGGCATGGGATATGTTGCAAAGGACACTGAAGTAATCAATTTTGAATTGATAAGCACATTGTTCCCCCAATGGGCGGTTATCCCATTCATGTTTATGGTTATTTCGGGGTTGTTATCAACTATTGACAGTAATCTGTGTGCAGTTTCATCACTTTCAACAGATATTTTTAAAGAAAAAACACTAAAGAAAATAAAGTCTGTTATGGTTTTAATGTTAGTTTTTGGTATTGCT